TATACTATAAAAGCTCTATAAATCAATGTTTTGAGGTGACCACGTAAGCTGGTCATTAGCTGGTTTTGACCACGTACTTGGTGGTCATTACTTATCTGGTTAACTAATTTAGCTGGTCGTGACCAGTACGAAACAACAAACAGCTGGTCTATTTTTGCACAAAAAAGGGCTAGCAAAAGCTAGCCATAAACTCATCATGAGCCAAGATCCAAGTCTTGTTTCCTCTTCTTTTTAAGTATATTGTTATTTAAATTTCTTTAAGCCCATAAGTTTTTTTATACAACTCTAGCTTCTTCTTAGTTGGAACTTTTTCTTCATAAATCTCTTTTCCAGTTCGGAATTTGTGGTGTGCTTTAACAGCTTGGTATTCCTCGCCTGTAAGCCCGTGGATAGTTCCAGCTGCCAAGTTTGCAATAAAAACAGTTCCGAGTTCTTCTACTGCGTACAATTCAATAAGTTCTTGCATTAAATTAACCTCTTCTTTTTCTTCTTTTTTGTGTGAATCACTAGTTGCTCCATGCCAAGGTCTGAACCAGCCAATTAGGTAGCCACTTGGATAGTGTATATAGTTGTTGTATAGTGAGCCATCTGAGCCCCAAGTGTTATTTACTTGGCGAACCCAACCGCCGTTGGTTAGAGCGTCAGCGTTGCCGTCTACATTCTGCTCCAGGCCGATGATATATTGGTCTTCTTTCGCTTCTAAGCAAATACCAATATGGCCGAATGTGTGGCCTTGTTGCGCCAGAGAGGTCGCGATAACATACACGTCACCAGCTTGTGGAGTTCCAGAAGTAAATACCTCGTACCCTAATTGCCTAGCCTTTGAAAGCCCGTCTACAGCGTTTGTGTAAGCCATGTTCTTAGCCCCGTTTGTAGCTTCACGAATGCAAGCATCAATATAAGCGACACATTGGCCGCCGTAAGGGTTTGTATCAACGGTTACCCGCTGATTCAACTTAGACTTAGCAATAGCTAAGAATTCATTTTGTGTTACCAAGTTTATTCACCTTCTTTCAAATCAGACAGATTTGTCAAAATACAAACAAGGCCTGATAGAAGAGCGGTTGAAATAACAACTCTCCAATCGACTTGACTAATTAATGTACTAGCGCCGATGGCTCCGACTGCTGACTGCGCCACCGTTTTTAAAACTTTAACTCCCAGTTTTTCAAAATACTTTTTCATTTTTCAACCTCGCTTTCAAGTCGTGAAATACGTTCATCAACGTACCTGCTATGCTCTTCTAGTCTAAAAGTGCGCTCGATGACACCGTTGTGTTTGTCGACTTGTTTCTTCAATTCATTGATTTGATAGTTGGTTAATTTTGTGCTCGTGATAATACCACCAAACGTGCCCACCAAACTTGCAATCAACGAGAATACTCCTGCAAAGAATTCGTTATGCATAATCTCCACCGCTTCCTAATTTTTATTCAGCGGCTTCTTGTGTCAACTCTGCTAAAAGTTCATCATCTTCAACCATTAAAGCGATTTGTGCTTTTACTTTTGGTTTCAGCACTTTTGGAATTTTGGCATATGGGTAGTTTCCTGAGATAACGTTAATTGCGTAAAGTTTAATCATCATGTCTATTACTCTTTCTATTTTATCTTTAATTTTGTGTAGTAGTTTCATCAGTCAGCACTCCTTTGTCATAAAGTTGAGTGACAACATCTAATAAAGTAGCTTGTGCTACTCCAGAATTTTCTTTGTAGTTTGCAAGTTCTTTTGTGATTTCGTTGAATTTCTCATTTTCGGCACGCTGTGGGAAGTTTTCTTGATAAACCACGTCAAGCGCTAACTTTTCAAGATCTGCGTTAGATAAGCTGATTTTTTCAGCTTCTAACAAAACGGGATAGACGGCGCCATCGTCGTTTGTCAAAATAACCTTCGTACCTTTAACAGTGCCGTCTTGCTCAAATTCTTGCGACTTTGAACCAAATTTTAGTTTCATATATTATCCTTTCTAACCAGCTGGGAATGGGTCAGATGTTAAGTAAGTTATTGTGCCAGACCACACTCGGTTGCCTTGCGCAGCTACGGTCATGCGAACAGCTCCGTCAGTGCCTAAATGAATGATAGCGTGGCTACCTACACTATTCGCAATATTACCGCCCAAAGGCATATGAGCCTCACAAGCTGGCCTATATCCAGTAGGCACAGTTTCAACCATTTTAGTATACTCATAACCAACACTAAAGTTAGATATTGCTCTGTTCCACGTTAGTTGCACTTGATTCCCAATTCTTGTGACTGTGGCTGTGTTTGAAAACGGCATCGCTATTGTTTGGCTATACACCTTAGTCTGATTGACTGCGGTAAAATTGGCGACTGTGTTTTGAACAGCATAATATTGCCAGCCTTTCCACGTTCCACCATTTTTAACCCGATAAGCTGATATAGCTCCATTAAAGTCAATAGCTTCTTGCAAAACATAGTCTGCGCTATACGTGTGCTGACTTACACGAATATATTTCCAACCGTGAGCACCATTGCCAGTAGGGCCATGCAAAAGATTGTAACCATTGTAGAATCCGCATTTAGTAACGTTATCTAAGTCTGTACCTTCATCTAGCGGGATAGCTGTACCATCGTTATTAGTTAACTTATGGTGTTGGATAGGTTTATTATCATAGTAATATTGCCAAGCGCTATCGATGATACCGGACTGTTCTGGCAACTTTCCGAGCCCCATTCTGTCCACCTTTAGAGCAAGTGGAAAACTCTCGGTTCCAATTGTAACCAAAAATTCGTAACTTGTAAAAGAATCTTCAACCGTTCCGATGATGTCATAACTTTTTAAAACGCTGAAAGTGGCTCCTAAATTAGCGCTCGAATTAGTCAAATTGCTTATAGTCGTCCATGTTCCACCTGCGCTGCCTGTATCTGTTGTAAAACTGGTAGCTGAATGCTCTTTGTATTTAAAAGTCAGCTTCATCGTGTTTTTTTGATTACCACCAACAGTTAAAGGTGCAATTTTTGCGTTTCTAGTAACGGTAACAGTAGTGCTAGAAGAACCACTACGACTTGCAGAGAACGTCAACTGTGGCGTGAAATATTCAAGTACCGTTGCGTTAACGTCAACTGGGTCCGATGTCCTTCCACGGCTGTCAGTGACAGTTGCTCGAATTGTAACTGAACCATTGAAATTCATCATTCCAAGTAGCCCATTATTCGAATTTGTGTTTTGATTCTTCCCTAATATTTCAGCCCGATAACTTGAAATAGTTGAGCCATAAGTGCCACTAGCACCGTTGAATGTCACTTGTACGTTTGACATAACTTGTACGAATGTGTTAGCCGTGTTTAACAGGTTCTTAACCGCTGTATTTGTATCTGTAAGCGTTATACTGCTAAGTGTTGGTTTCATACTAGCTGGGATATTAGCATTAAATACTGCTTCTTTTGTGCCTATCTTAGTGCTATCGCTGTATGTGTCAATGTATACCGTTCCCCAATGGTAATCCGCATTCGGAACTGTGTTAGCAAAATCAAGTGGCAAAACCCAGTCGCAAGATGTGTCAACGTTTGTTGCAATTGTTCCAGTTAAACCGTCCCAGTTGTAACGCAAGGTGTGTTTAAAATTGCTATTCTTGCGGTCAATTGTAATAGTCGCAACTTTACCTAGTTCAGTAGCCGCCACGTTTCCAGTACTAGCTCGTGGGATTGTTGGAAGAGGAAGGTCGAAAGCGACCATCGAACTTCCATATCCCCCAGCGTTGATTGAAACAGATAACCCAATACCGACTGTTTTCGTGCCGTCATCGTTGTGAACGATTGTGTACGTATTATCGAAGACTTTCTGCGTAGAATTAGCGCCAATATTAATAACTGGATGAACAGTAGTTGCTGTGCCATTAACTGTTGCAGTTGTACCACTAGTAACACCCCAAACGGACGCATAACCATTTGTATGCAAGTAGCCAGTAACACGCACTGTGCTACTGTTTCCTGCAATATCTTGTCCAGTTCTCTCAGCTATTAGCTCAAGAGACATATTATTCCCGTATTGACCGCTGAATTGAGCTGTTGCCATATTAACCTCCTACGAATCTTACGACCAGCATATCTGCATCTGCTGGATGTGTTTCAAAGCGAAAACGTCCAATTTGAATCGTTTTCGTAAAAATACCGTTAGCAATATTTAACGTACCTTGCGAAATGTACATTACCTCGCTGCTACCCGAGAATAGACTAATGCGGTCATTGCTAAACTTAGCATAAGCCGAACCGTCTTTTTTACCGATAATCAAGCCTTCGTTTTGAAAGCTCATGTATGTATCAATCGCATTCCAAACAACTTTAAAATTATCGACTTCATATCTAATCGCCAAAATTCGTTCTGAAGCGTCTTTCAAAGCTTGTTCCGATTTGGCTTTATCTGCATCGTTAGCTTTGACGTAGTTTTGATAAGCTGTTATCCATTGGTTAACCATGTCAACGCTCGCTTTGGCTTCCATTTCGGCTTTGATAAGGTTGTTCTTCTCAGACAACGCATTAAGCTGGTCTTGTGTTAGCGTTTGGTCTGCTTTGCTATCGATTTGTTCTTGAGCGTCTTTTGGTGACGCTTGCCACGCTCTATCAGTAGTACCCTCGTAGCAGTCTAGTTCTGCGAAGAATAGTGATGATGTATTGCCGTTAGTCGTTCCATTGTTATCTATACGGATGAAACCTTCATCACAATCACCAGAGTTAAATGTCAGATGCCATTTAACAACTTGTGTAGTCGATGGTGAGCCAGTATATGTTTTGACGTTTACAACTTTAGTAAATGTTTTGTCAGTTTCATTTGACTTTCGGCCAAGAAAATAAATAGTAAGTCCCTTGATATTTCCAGTGGCAAACGTCTGAATATTGAGAGAATAATCAGCGTTACGTTTAACTGGAAAACGTTTTGTTGATGCAGGAACACCGGTATTAGTGTTGTTGTTTAGCCTAAATAGGTTTCTTGTGCTGTTATAGTAAAATCCATGAGTAGAAACGGCCAGATTTGCGTTTGCCTGTGAAGCTTCCCAGTAACCCCAATTGTTGATATTCTCTGGGAAAGCTGAGTTAGTGATTAAATTATCACCACCAATCTTAACATTCGCCAACCTGTCAACCCACTTGTATTTTGTGTAGTCGCTACTATCAGCCTCCGTGTAGTCGCTGTAGTAACCTTGGTACTGCTGATTCTTGTCAGTTAAACTGAAGTTAGTACCTTTATCGTCATCGGCATAAGCGAAATGAATGTATGGCGTCTTACCGTCTGCGCCTTTCGGTCCAGGTATACCCTGTGCACCATCAGAACCTTTCCATTTTGTCCAACGATATTTCGTAGGGTCGTTGCTATCAGCTTCTGTAAAATCCACGTACATACCGATATAAGCTTTATTCTGGTCAGTTTGACTAGATCCACCACCAGTTGCATTATCTGCGTAAGCGATATGTGTATACTGTGTTTTACCGTCAGCTCCCTTAGGACCTTGAATACCTTGGTCGCCTTTTGGACCTTGAAGTCCTTGTATTCCTTGTGCACCGATAAGTGTAGGAGGAATTGCTACCTCCTTGCCGTTATCATAGAGCTGAACTTGATATATCCATAAGTAAGGTAATGCTTGAGTCACCGCTTCAGGACTAGCTTTCCATCCATAGGTTGAATAGTTTCCTAATCCTCTTTGAGCAGGGTCGCTAGGAACTGTTCCATAAGTAACATAGGAATTCTTGGCGTGATAGAAAAGTTTAGTGAATCGGTCAATCCTAATACGAAGGTTGAGAAATCCTCCTTCAGGGATAGCATCATAAACTGCTCTAGGAACCGTCCAAGTAATGGATTGACTGAAATAGTTATTGACGCTAGTATCATTTGTAGCTGAAAATTTATTTGCTTGAAAATCTCTAGTTCCTAGCGGATTGTAAACGTTTGAGCCTGCAGAATTGACATACCAGTTTTCAAACCTGATATTAAAATCAGTTGAGTTATTGAAGTTTGAAGCTCCATCAAAACTTGCCTCTAAATACCAGGTAAAGGGCTTATCTGGAATAATATTTGATTTTGCAATTTTATCAAAATCAATTAAATTCCATCCTCCCGAACCTCCACTCAATTCCTTATAAGGAGTCCAAGCATTATTAGGACCTAAATGACTTAGGTTAGTAGATGAGCCGATAGGAACGACTTGAGGAGCCGAAGTTGAATTTGACAACTTATAAAAAGTCCAAGTTGTTAAATGACCTGTACCATTTGCTCCCATTCGAGCTACGGAGTATCCAGTTTCATTTGTATTGTCAGTATAAATCCAGACCATTTTAGTCCATAAATACTTACCCGGTTCTACATTCGGAACGCTTGCTGTCCAACCTGAGCTAGGAGCAGTTGTACCTGATGAACTTGAAGCGTAAGTAATGGTAGTTGAACTAATTCCAACACCATCCTTACCAGCTATTCCATCGTTACCGTCATTACCATCTTTGGCAATATAAGTTTTCTGATATCCAGTCTCAGATGTGTTATCGGTGTAAGTCCATACAGTCTTAGTCCATAAGTAATTACCTTTTGTTAACGTTGGTACTTGAGCAGTCCAGCTAGTTGGTTGTGTAGTTTCAGATGCGCTTATTCCATAAGTAACGACTGTGGATTTCAAACCTACACCGTCTTTACCAGCAATACCGTCATCACCTTTGTCACCTTTAGGTCCTTGTGGCCCTTGAGGTCCTTGCGGCCCTTGCGGTCCTTGTTCACCGTCTTCGACATCAGTAAAAGTTAGAGGTTTGGCTGCAACTAATGAATTATTTACATATGCTTCAATAGTCAAATTAAACACATTTTCAAAATCTGTGGCTTTGACAAGTAATTTTGTACCTTTACCAACAATTGAGTCGCCACTTTTGAAAATAAATTCAGCTTCTTGAGTAATTCCAGTTCTTAATAATTCAACAGTGATTTCGCTTTCGCCCTCGTTATTTTTGAAAGATGTGCCGTTTGAAGCGGAAACCCTGATTTCGTATGGAATAGAAGCATCTATCAATTGTTGAAGTCTGTTTGCAAGAGTATCTGGTACATCAGAATTTAATTTGGCATAATTTGAGAAAGTGGTTTTATTATTATCTGTATTTGAAAATGAAATTTCTTGTTCTGTCACGCGCGCTCTCAGCGTAAGCATCGGCTCGAAGTCTGGGTCTTCGATAATATGTGTGTTTCCGATATCCGTTTGAAAGAAGCCTTTAATTTCATAGCTCAAGCTTGGATAACAATTGGCTTTTAAATCAGCAAGCGCAACATCTATTAATTCTTCTTCACTGTCAACTTGATACTCAAAATCTCGTCTAATCCATTTGTCAGTACCGTCATAGCTAGTGAAAGTTGTTGGGAACGCTTGTGCCGATTGGTCCGCATAGAGCGCACCATTGGCTAAGTGAAATTCAAGGTTGTTGTTTTTGTCATACCAATAACGGGTTAAGTTGCTATCAATGTAGATATCAATAGTTTCTTCAGTAGTTTTCACATCAGTTGGTAAATCCAAATTGACATATTTGTCTTTACCATCTTCTTTAATAACAACGTTCCCAGTACCTTCAACACGACCACCTGAAGCCAGTTCTGGTGGATGGACAATCGTTTGAATTGAAGATATGATATCGCCTTTTTGATACTTTTGACGTGTTACATATTGAGCACCAGCATAATTTTGCTGAAGAATTGTAATGGTGTCACCGTTAACACTTTCAACTACTGCCGTGTGCCCGTAATATCCAGAATACCACGGTGCACCGTAATTGGCTTTAATGTTAATGATTGCACCAGCTACTAAATTGGTATTAAAAGCGCTACCACCGTCTACAGCCCAACCGAAAGCAGGCCAATTGTAATCTGTACCGATATCGCAAGCACGAATACCAGAGCCGATAAGCCCTGAGAACCCTCCAATACCAGCTCCTAACCCAGCGCCTCCTAGCTTGTTAGAATACCAAGAAGTCAACCCGTAACATTGGCCATTTCCTAGAGTTCTACCAACCATCGAAGCGAGCTCTGATAATACACGTTTTGTGTTAGGAGCACCTTTCTGTTCAACAGTCGTTGTTGTTGTGACAACTGTAGGATTATTCCAGTCATTATCATACGTATCTAGGACGTTTCCATTTTTCGCGTTAATACCATTGCGAATGCTTGCCATCAAACTATTATAGTGGTCATATCCAGCTGCAGCATAATCGTATGTAGCTCCACCGACTCTGAAAAGTCCTCTTGTGTAGTCTGAAATATTGTTCTTGTTAGCTACGTTATAAATGCCTTGTTTAGCAAGAAGATAAAAATAGTCTTTGAAGAAGTCAGACATGTTTGCAAAGTGCATGTAATAGCCACCCTCATTTGAAGGGCGAGCGCTACCTTGCGAAACGACAACTCCAGATGGTCTATTAGGATTTCCCGTCCACGTCATCCCAGACCAGTTATTATCTACTCTAGCTACATTTGAATTACCCCAAAATGATTCGAGATAAAGTTGGGAAATAACACCAGACGGCAAGATTCGATACTCATAACATAATTTTAAGATTGTCTGAATATTCTCGATTGACAAAGTGCCGTTTGAGTTAATTATATTGCTACTTACGACAACTTGCTCTTCATTCTTTACTGGAGTTTTCTTAAGCTCTACCCTTTGAATCGTCTTCTTGCCGACTGGTCGAGTAGCATTCCATAAGTTTAAGATTTCTTCTTTTTCTTTGACACTTTGAACGTTTACACCTTTACGAAGAATGACATCTTCAACTTTCTTACCGTAGCCACCTTCGCCGTCAGCATTTTGTTTCTTGAAAATATCAAGCTTAAATTCCTTAATAGTTCCGTTTGGGTTCAGCTTTGTGAAAAATCTATGTTCTGCCCTAAATTCAGATAAAAGGTTTAATAATCTAGCCAATTTTGTCTCATCATTTGTGAAAGACAATTTTTTAGACAATTGATTTACTTCGTTGATATCAATGCTCATATTGGTATATTCGAGCAGCTTCATTTCTTTGATGTAATCTTCAAGAGTTTTCGCTTTATCTGAAGAGTCGAAAGAACCGACAAGCTCGTTACGAAGTTCGAGGTTTAAGTTCTCACAATAACAGTAAACTTCTTTACCGTTTTTCTCGGTACTCATAATTTTGAAAAGAAAGTCTTCGCCATTATATTTAAACGAAACGTAATTACCAACTTTTAAGTTGTTAAATGGATTAGAATACTCATCTGCATAATCTAGTTTTTTGTAAAAAGCTGTGAACTCGTAAACAGATGAACCAGTTGCCAGCGTACGAGTCCACTTGTCTTCAGAATAATTGATAGTATACTGACTATCGTTGTCAAGTATACCAATCAATTCTAAATTCTTATTATGGACATTAATTTTCATATTTTATAAGTACCTCTCCTCAAATTTAACGGTGATTTCAGGGAAGTCAGCAGACCAGCTTGACGTGTAAAATTCAAGTGTACTCTCTCCAACTGGAATAGTGTTGAAATCACTTCCGATTATTTTTTGAGATAAGCTATAGTTCCCATTTTGTTGAATAGTTCTATTCTCTGAGTTAATCGTTAACTTTGAACCACTAAAATATCTATTAGGGCTATCTGCTATGTAATTACTTCGTGAGTTACGTATGATGAACGCATCAAAATACATATGTCGCACTTTTACTTTATTGGGGTAAGAAATCAATGTGAAGTGAACTTTGAAAGCTTTCTTATCTTTCAAGTTTGGAGTAGAAAAGTTTATCATTTTACCACGCCAATAGACGTCAACGCTATCATTATTTCTTGCAAACTTAGCCATTCCCAAGCCGTCACAAAATGGATTTTGGTCTGGACGGTGTGTACTTAAGAATGTTGAAATTTCATTGAGTCGATAACCACCTTTACCATCAGAGCTGATAAAGTTAAAATCTGTAACCAGTCCATTCTTGCGCTTAATTGTTTCAACACCATAAATAAAGTTTCCGTCTTCATCTGAAACGCTAACTTTTAAGCAACCTGCATCACCATCTTGACCGCTCCAGAAGAGTTGTTTCCATTCAACGTATTCATATAGACTGCCATCGTCTTCGGGTCTGTCGCTAACAAGGTCAAAACTAACAGAGCTAACACTTAACTTTCCAGCTGGAACGCTATTGTCATGATTATGACTAATATGGTCATATCCAAAAGCATTTTCAATTACTGGCTCATTAAAGATTTGTAATGAATATGGGTCATTTGTTACTGCTTCGTTAATATAACTAGCTTCTAAAGCTTTTCTTGCTTCACCATATTTGAAATTATATAGCGTTTCAGAGAATTGTTTAACAACTCCGTCTTGCTCTTCGGGGTCACCAACACCCATCGCCCCAAGTTGATTAACTATCCCATAATAACCGTTGTCCGAGCGTGTCTTGAAATCGATAATTGGCAGAGCTTTAACATTCCCGTTATTCAAAATATCCATTTTGAAATAACCAACTTCTTTCCCACGCTCAACAATTGTTACATTTGAAATGGTCTTGTCGGGTGTTCTATGATAAGAATTAACACGCAACCTGTATGTAGCTGTCGGATACGTCCAAGTTATCAATGTACCATCTGTTCCAGTTTTAGGGCTACTTACAATTTGGTTAACTGAACGTCTATCATTAACAACCCAGAGAACAATCCTATCACTTTCAACATTTGGAAGGTGAACGTCGCTAAAAGTACCATTGGATTCAGCTTTGATAAGATATTGCTTGCCGTTTTCTAGAAAAATAGTCGTGTTATCATAAACTTGATAATTATCGAAGTCGTCAGTTGGATTCTTGTTTGGTGTGAACGGTCCTAAGTTATTTTTTAACTTGTTCTCACCAGTGATTTCAATCGTGCTACCTGTTCCAGCGCCAGTTTCTACCAGTTTAACGTTCCTAACTGTTTTTAGCAAGCTTCCACTTTTGTGATAGGTATTGACTCGCAAAACATAATTACCGCTAGGTTTATCCCAGTAGAAAGAAGTACCTGTTGAAGTATTTGAATCAGAAACGATTTTATGGTCACTATCCCAACCAACCGAATGTCCATACGGAGCTAGCCAGAGAACAACATTGTCGCTTTCTGTTTTAACGTTGTGCTGACCAGAGAAAACACCATCGGTTTCAGCTTTGATGGCATACGTCTTACCTTTTTCCATATATACGTTAGTCGTATTGTAGTATTCATAATTATCGAAGCCATCTGTTGGGTTTCTATTTGGTTTAAATGGTCCGCTTGCATTGTTTAAAATTTGCTCACCAGTGTCAACATTAAGTACCAAAGATGTATAGGTATAGTCGCTAAAAATTCTATATGTCGAGCTGTGCGCCACTCCGTCTGGAATGATAAGCTCCATTTTTAAAACCGACAACCATGCAATCGGTTCTTCAATGTCTGGTAAACCTTGCACGTAACCGATATAATACTTGTCAGGTTCATCATCAAACGTAATTTTGACCGGCTCGTCAACGTTTAGAATACCAGCCAGAGTATGCTTGTCTTGGTTCAAAGCGTACTTATTAAATTTATTCTTCATGTAAAAGCTTACTGAGATAATCTTCGCCGAAGTTTTCAACTGCGTAATGTTAACCCCAAGTGAGGGGGAGTCGTCAGTAGTGACGCTCCTCTCATTTCCAACGTTTCGCAAGACTTCTTGAACTGTAATCAATTCAGATAGGTCTTTGCCGTTGTAAGTCATTAAAACCATCTATTAAAGTCCTCCTCGCATCCTATTTACTATCATATCATTTCTTTGGTTTACAGTCGAGTAATCGTCAGCCGTTGCTACTGCGAACCTGCGCCCGTTGACATTGAAAACATTTGGACGGTCTGCTATCGATTTGATAGCTGAAAGAATTGTACTTGTATCATTACCACTTGAAATTGCAACAACGTTATTGCTTCGTCCAGCTTCTCTTGCATATTTCATCGAGATATCGTGAGGCACTACGACCGTACCGCTTGGTAAGTACGTAAGTTCCCCACGCCCGCCCTCGTTCATACGAGCGAATCCACCAGCCCAGTTATCCGTACCATGTAGCAAGTTTGGAATTTTAGGAATGTTAACCCCTGGAATTTTATTCATGATCCCAGTAGCGCCGTTCATACCGTTTATTACAGTGTTAATAATACCTTTGACACCGCTCATAGCACCAGAAAATGCACTTGTAATAGTGTTTGCAATGCCTCCGAATATTGAACTAGCCCAACCAGCGACTGCGTCAAAAGCGCCTTTAAAGAAATCTTTAATTTTTCCAGCTACATCTTGGACTTTATCGGCTACTTTCTGAATAATTCCGCCAACCGTTCCAGACCATGCAGACCATAGTCCAGTGACACCTGCGATAACAGCCCCAAAGACTTGAACAATTCCGTTTATAATTGGACTAATGACGTCAACCATTGCTTGGATAATACCAGATATAATTGTAACAATCGGTGTAACAATATTAATAATTGCCGTGATAACGTCAGCAACAACTGAAATAATATTTGTGATAATAGGAACAATGTAAGGCAACAATGTTTCAAATACGCCCACAATAGCTTCCCAAATAGCTGTGAATGCTTCTTGAATAGGTCCAATCATTGGTTGAATAGCTGCAAGAATTTGACTGAACTTTTCTTGGACAGTAGAAACTAACGTGTCTACACTTGTCCTAAAACTTTCAGAACTATTATATAGGTTTTGGAACGCAGTGACTAGAGCAACGACTCCGACTGCTACACCAGCGATAACCAACAAAGGAGTAACTAAACCAGACAACAAAGGTAACAATCCACCAGCATTACTTACTAATGTACCGAACCAGGTTGATAATGACCCAAAACCTTTAGTTACAGCTCCTATACCGCTTGCCATTCCACCAATGGCGCTCCCAATTCTACCAAGTATAGACAATACTGGTCCAGCTACTGCCACCGTTGCAATAAGCGTTTTTTGGAATTCTGTCAACGGGAGATTGCCCCAAACATTTTTCAAAACACCTTTTACGTTTGTTGCAAAAGCAAGAGCACTTTGATACATATTATCAAATGTTACCTCGATAGCTGCATCTTCTTGCCCTAGGCTTGCTGCAAAGTCAATGGCTGCAGCTTTCATTTGATTAAACGAACCCCAAACGGTTGTAGATGCTTCCTTGGCAGTTGTTCCTGTAACTCCTAAACTTTGTTGCATGACAGAAATAGCGTTGACAATATTTCCGAATGACATACTACTACTATCAACGGTCACACCGAGTTGTTCTTGTACATCAGTCATCTTGCTTGCATCAGCAATAAGCCGTTGCATTTCTTCTTTAGTACCACCATAGCCAAGTTTTAAGTTATCAAGCATGGTGTAGTTTTGTTTTGCAAAACCTTGGTAAGCGTTTTGAATATTTTCGATATCTGTACCGAATTTGTTGGCATTGTCGGACATGTCCTTCATTGCTCTATCCGCATAAGAGGCAGCTTTGGCAGTATCTCCGCCTAGAGATTGTAACAAACTGGCAGAGAACGAAGTTACTTGCTCCATGTATTCGTTAGCGCTAATCCCTACTGTGGCAAATGCTTGAGTCGCATTCATTACAACGTCTCCAGCGCTATCTTTAAACAATGTTTCTACACCGCCGATTGACTGTTCAATGTCAGCTGCTGCGGAAACAATGGAAGTAAGCCCGGCTGCAATTGGAGCTGTAAACATACCAGTCATCGAATCACCAACTGAGCTAACTTTGTCCGAAACTGCACTAATACTGTCACCAACGCTTGTTATTTTTGAACCTACGCTATCAAGACTAGACCCTAGGTTTTTAAAACCGCTACCAGAATCTAGGCTATCAAGGCTTTTTTGTAAACTCTTAGCGCTATCTTGAGCGCTCTTGAATGATTTTTCTAGCGAACTAATGTCCGCAGTGACCTTGGCACTTAATGTATAATCAGCCATTAATTACCTCTTTCTATAGGTTTGTTAAAACCATTTGCTTTGTAAATTTCTGCCACCCAGTCGAATTCGTCAGTTTTATTACTTTCTTCGACAACATCCAGATTAACCTCGACCTCATCAAAGTCAACTGGTCTTTGTTTTTTCTTCCACAAGTCCCTAAACGGTGTTTTCTTATCTCTCATAGCGTTAGCGACTGCATTCATAACTGCGTTACGCATGAACGTACTTTCCCTAACTTCTTTCTCTTCCCAAGCTTTGCGGATAAAAATCTTTTCACGCTTAGTTAATTGCATGAAGTCCCGTTTAGAAGTGCCAAAATTAACAAAGAAAAAAGCGAAGTCAATGTCTCGCTCATAACCCTTTGCGAGGTCATTGTACGATTCATCAACTTCACCCGAATTGTCTCCGAAGTATTCAAATTCAACTAGTTGGCTAGGAAGAAAAAAGGGCAATCACGTTGAATAGATTCAATAACAAGCATGTTCAAGAACATGTACCCTTTTGAATGAAGCAGTGCTTCATAAATCTTAACGCCTTGAACTTGAGGGATTTTACCACCTTCTTCAGAGTAAAGAGCATTAGAAATATATTGCTTCAAATCAGCCAGAGCTAACACTGGTTTTTTGTCGATAAGAATCTCCATAAATCCTTTTCCTGTGATAGCTTCAATCGTTTCAATAACTTGCTCGTTATATTTTAGCGTGTAATTTTTTTCGTCAACTGTGATAATATCTGCCATTTTATTTAAAACCTCTCCTATTTATTATTCCATTCCTTGTGGCATTTGTGTGCTTGTATTACTGTCTACCAATGAGAAGTCAACTAGCGCTCCATTACCATCAAGGGAAATTGAATACGTCATACCGTCATCGTATGGCGCTTCAAGTGAGTAGTCAGTTACATAAGCAAGTCCGCCAAACATTGAAACTTTTGTTTTACCATTTACAATTTTGATGCAGACTGGGTCACTATTTTGGAATGCTTTACCAAGTGCTTTATGTGAAGCGTGTGATGGAACATAGAAACCATCATTATCAACTGACCATTCTTTCATCCCAGCAATTTTAGACTTCCACCCACCTTGCGTATCTTTAGAGGTAACCTCGATAGAATCAGCTGAGCGATTGATCGTCAATCCTTTTTGCCCGCTAATAGCTAGCAAGTCAGTTCCTGTTGCATCAAATACAGCTAAGATAATATCTTTACCAGCAACTGCTTTAGTAGTAGAGCTGTCAAAATTACAATATGCTCCATTTTCGTATTCTGCCATTTTAAAATTCCTTTTCTTTATTAAATTTTAGACTTAAATCCATAAGCTACTTTAAAGTCATAAGTAACAATTGCGTGCCATTCACCAGATTCATCTTTTTGTAAAGACTGAATGCCCGTTTGGTTTTGGCGAAGTAATTCAAATCCTTCAGGCAAATCAAGTTCCATAGTAAGAGCTTCTTCAAGCTCTTGGACTAGATTATAAACACCAATTTTTGATTCATTTTCCTCTGCGATTGCATGAACCCAAACACTAAACACTTCAGCCCACATTACTTTTGTGTCTTCGGGGTACTTATCCACAACCTCAATTACATAAAACGGGGCTGGTGCACCGTCTGGCACATAATCATAGGCTTTCTTATTTGTGAAGTGCTCAATGTTTCCTTTTAAAGCTTTATGGAAGTCTACCAAACCAAGCTTCCTTAACATAGTCCGTTAATCCTCTAGTGCCTTCCTTAAATCATTCGGAAATTGTGTTTTTTCCAAATTAACGTTGCTTTGCAAGTATCTTCGTGGCGCAATATAGCGACCTTTTTTGTCTCTTCCGCCGTATTCAACACGCCTTGCATAAACTTTATTATAACCGAATTCACCACTTCCATTAGTAACCCTTGTTTTAGTCCGTGAATTTTTCAATTCACCAGTATCAATTGGAGTATATGGACGCTTGGAAGCTCGGTTATACATTCTTGTGAGTGAATCAGCTACAGCTTTATCAACTCCTGCTTTAATACTATCAGTATTATCAAGTTTATTCAAGAAGCTTTCAAACCCGCTTGTGCTCATTTTCGGTACCTCGAAATATAAAATAGTCCGTATTTTCTTAAATCTTTGTAAATATCTACGTTATATACTTCGTCTTCTACTGTTATTTTAGTAACTGACTTTGCTTTTGTCCTATCAATGTTCGGAATTAGTATCTTTCGGACGTCTGAATATGTTTCATATCCAAGCATCTGGAAATCCGCCTGACTAAATTCAGTGTAACGCCCAATATAGCCGTCATACTCGACTGTTCCATAGATAGGATTTCCAAGCTCATCTGTGTTTTCGCTTGTTGACTTGCTTGTTAATTTAACTGGTAACCATTGCATCAAATAAACCTCACTTTCAGTTTATTTTTTCCTTCAGCTTCGTCATCCAGTTTTATCCAGCGCTGGAATTCTTCCTCGTATTCTGAAAAAATATCTTCAATGAAAGATACGTTCAAAGTGTCTGCTGACTCGCTTGAAATACCCTCATATAACAGACGTCTATACATTTTTGTGACGATTTCAACGGCAATAGTTTCAAGTTTTGTTGGTAACGCATCTTTACCAATGCGCAAAAGAATCCTATCAGTTGCACTTGTAATTAATTCTTCCAGTACATTGTCTTTAGCTTCTGGAATCCGTACTTTTACACGGTCAATAATCGTCATTATTCCACCTCTTTCAGGAATCCTTTGTTGACTAATTCTTCTTTACGTGAATTAGTCGGTCGCTTTCCTTTGCGTGGGAATGTATCACCAATTTTGTAAAGATACAGGTCATCATTTTTGTCTCTAAAATCTGCAATAACTTTGTATACCATTCTTACCCCTTTCTATAAAAAATACCCAGCCCAGTCAGGGCTAGGCTATCAAATTTAAATTTAAGCTGCTGGGGCTGTTGCTCCAATTTCGACTTTAACAATACCATCAAGACGTTCAGCAAAGATTTCAATACCAGACAATACCAATGTTTGGTATGTAAGAGTTTTCTCATCAGTAAAGTGAGTCATACCGATGTAACCAGTTTCATCTACTGAAAGACCGAATGCTTTAGCTACGTCTGATTGCGATGGATTGATGTAAGCAAAGACAATGTTTTCAGGAACAGTAGCCCAGATTTCACCTTTAGCAATGTCAGTTGTAGAGATAATAATTGTACCAGTGAAGTCAACCAAGTAAGTAAGTCCAAAAGCTGTTTGTGTAGTTACTTGAGCTTTAGCCACGTACTCAGCGATGTCAAGTGGGTTAGCAAATACTACAGCATTTTCAACCCCGTAATCTTCAAATAATACTTGAAGTTTACCCCAAGCTGAAGCCAATGCTCCTTGGAATCCTGTTCCTAAGTTAGCTTGCGTGCCAGTACCTGTTTTAATTCCATCTACAAGTGATTTTCGGACACCTTTCTGAAGTTGTCGGATAAGAGCTTCATCGGTATTGGCAATAGCGTTATCTGTTCCGTAAAGTGCAATAGCTTCACCAGATGTTGCCTTACGGTATTTTTTCAAATCGACAGTTTTTGTTTCTGCTGGAATTTGTGTTACTTTTGACAATGGAATAACTTCGCCCTCTGGCACTGTTCCGTCTGCGAGAGCTGTTTCATAGCCTTTGTATGTCTTAATAGTAGAGCCTGAAGTTAATGAAATTTTTCGTGTAACCCCAAGCATTTCGAGTAGTTTTGTTAAATTCTCTTTAAACGTATTTGTAACGTCAATTGTAATAGCATTCTTTAAGTCTGCCTTACCTGTCAAATTTGCTTCTGGAAAAGTTTGTGATGTTGCCATAATTTATATACGACCTTTCTTTTTATTAATAATAAACTTAGTTAAATAGACCTTTGTTCTCTTCAATTAGTCGCAAGCGTTCTGAACGGTCTTTCACTGCCAAGATAGCTTCTTTAGTCAATCCAGCTGGAGTAGCTGGCTTCTTAGCTACTTTACCTTTGAGCGCTTCTTTCACTGCTTTGTCAACTTCCTCTTTGAAAGACTTGATAAACGAATCGACATTGCCTTTAGTTGTTTCTGCTCCTTCAGTAACAAGAGTTTCCAGCAAATCCTCTGAAATATTAACGTTAGCTTCAGAGAGCATTCCACGGGCTGTTTTGGTCATGTCTGCTTTAGCTTTTTCAGCACGCAATGACTCAAGCTCCGCTTTAAGCTGGTCACGCTCAAATGCAATCTTTTCTTCAGCATTCATCTTAGCAAGTTTCTCAGCTTGTGTCTTTTCAGCTTCAAGTTCAGCTTGCCATTTTTCTTTCTCGGCTGCCATAATTTTTGCTAACTCGTCACGGCTAAAGGTTTTTTCTTGTTTGACCTCTTTAGTAGCCTCTTTTTCGACTTCTTCAACTTGTGTTTCTACTTCTTCAGAAGTAGTATCAACGACTTTGTTTTCTTCTTCCATTTTGTTTCCTTCCAACGGTTACGCCGTCACCCGAATGATTTGTGTTTTACGTTCACCAACGAAAATCTAACCAAGTTTTACGACTTTGGAAAGGTCGGGTGGTAACAATTCACTACAACTTAATCAAAGTTGCGGTTACATGTTCCTTAAATTGATATGTATTGGAATTTACTCTATCAAATCCGTCATTTATCAAGTCAAAGATTAATGCTAATCGACTTGTTTTGGCTTCGCTATAGTAAAATCCACTTACATCTTTATATTGTACTATCCACATCTTATTTCTCCAAGATAATTTCAAATCCACTCCGACAATTGACGTGCATTGGTGGGAAGTTGACACCTCGTTCAGCTTGTGAGATTTTAAAAACGTGCCCATCTAAGCTTCGGCATATTTCTGTTGTCCTTGAATCAATAACAGAGCTGTACTTATATTCTGTGTAACCCTCTTCTTGAAACATCTCAAGACCTACTGCGTTAGTAATGGCAGTTCCTTCTGTTCGGACAATCTTCTTAACGTCTGATAACGAACGTTTTTCATAACCTTTCTTTAATGTTTCTGAAATATCTTCGTATCGTTCTCCTTTGATAATACCATTCTTTAGTTCTTCAAACAATTTTTTGGAAACGTTTTGAGAATTTGTCAACTGATTATCGTAAATATCTGGAAGTTTTACTTTCCCATCTGATTTAATGTCGTATTTATTCTTAATGTACTTATCTACTCTAGTAGCCATTTCAGCGAAGTGTTTCTCAAGTGCTGAACTCATACCTTTTGCGCCAGTCTCTTCAGTGATGTCAATGGCAATCTTTAACACATTAATCTTAGTACCTTTTATGTCGCTACTTTTATACAAATCAGACTTACCATACTTACTCATGAGCTTCTTGACATAGCGTTTCTCTTGATTGCTAGCTCTTTGCATGAATGTATTGTACTTGATTGTATCGTTTTTCATGTTGTAGAGATAGAAGAAGGAGATTACTGAAGCAACTGCAATCCAGTTGTCCTCAATAATCTCGCTCAATTCATCAAATAAGCTTTGCTCGTCTTTCTCTAAATCGTCCCAGTAGTCATCGAAAACATCAGCCATTTGTTACTCCTCTGTTGTTCTAGTAAACGTATCTGTTGTTTCCAGCTCTTCGTTCTTACGTTGAACTTCCTCTTTTGCATTCTGTACGATTGACAAAACACCAACCTGAGTTTCCTCTGATACGATTCCACTAAGCGTTTGTGCAATGTCTGCTTCCTCAGCTAAGTTAGCTGGGACGTTGCGAGTAAATTTATATTGAATATTTACCCATTCATTCTCACCAATTTTAGAAGTCGGATAATTACTGATTAGTCGATAACGTCTTGCCATACCAGATTGAAACTTGCGTTCTTTACCTTTTGCTAAGTTGTCCATTGATTGCAATTTATAACGAAGAGCAACACCACTTGACGTTGCAAAGTTCTCGTCTGAAATATTGGCAACCATACTGATTTCAAAGATTAGTTTCTGCAAACGCTCCAATAGATTTTCCTGCGCTCCGTCCGCATTCGGTTTAGTCATGAATTCAACCGTTAAAGCATCGTCTCCAGATACATTAATAATACGGCTGTCACGTAACGTTTGCAATGTTGGTTCGTCAATCTCTGCGCCTAATACTTTTAAATAAGCGTCTGCATAATATTCAACGTCATTTGCTTTCTCTGATAACGCTTTATTAAATGCATTAATCAACGTCTTAACGTTTTCAAAAATCGATTGTCGTTCTTCGTTTTCAATATATTCAATCATCGGAATATCGCCAAACACGTTTGCTGTTTCTTCTACAATCGTGTAAGCACCATTCACAACAGCGAATTGGTATACGGTGTCTTTTGTATAAAAGTAACCAACTTCTTCGCCATCGTCATTTAATCCATAATGACAAGCAAATAGTGGGTTATTTTGAATAGTATTATCATAGACGACAAAGCCATCGATTGGCGTCATGTAAGTGATTCCAACTTCTGAGTTTTCGTCATTGAATACCAACTCAAAGCCGTGACCATAAATTGAACAGATTTTAGAAAGCTCTGCATTATTATCTGATTGGTCGTTGTAGCCATCAATATAAGCTAGATAATCATTTATTGTCTCGTTCTCATGGAACAAACTAACAGGATTACCAATAAAATAACCGTTAAATGTATCAACAATATACTTAGCAAAGTTAACAACTAGTCTGTTATCGGGTTTATACTTTTCTTTCGCTTTCTGTTTTAGAATTGCATGATTTCCTGTGTAAAAATCTTTCAATTCTTTGTAAGTTTCGATATATTCCTTATGCTCTGAAATTAATTCTTGAATCAGTGCTGTGCTGAACTCTGTCAAAGCGTCTAGCGTTTTGTAAAATGCCATTAAAAACTACCTCTAAATGTTTTCACTTTCGTTTTGTTACTTCGCATATCCTCGCTCATTGCGTATCTGACTGCATCGATAGAGTGGTTATCTTTATCAATTAAGCGAGGCTTTGGGTTTCCGTCTCGGTCGGTTTGATAGTCGATATTCTCGAATTCAAACGCTGTCTTTGGCGTGCGTTTTGGATCAATGCAGATAAAGTCTAAGTCATCAAGCCAGCGCTCTCCAAACTCCACAGAGTCCGGACCTTTCTTCACACCTTTTATTTTGCTAATACCAAAGTCATTTTTTAATTCGGCGATTGATTTAGGCTCGGCGCTATCTGCAAAGATTACATCATTATCATAACCTTTTTCTTTCAGCCATTCAGCTAATTTTCTATTTGATAGTTGGTGCTTATACAATTCATCAAAGATATAAATACCATTTCTTTTCTTATCGTAATGAATTCTGACAAAAGCGTTAGGGTCAGTTGCGTAACCAAAGTCATTAGCGTTTCGAATATTATCAAAGTTAGCCACTTCTTCATCTGTTATCTCACGGAATTCTAAGTTATTGAATGGTGTAATACCAGAGCCAATCGCTTCACCTAAGTATTCCCATCGGTACTTCATCTCATTTTTCTTCTTAGTCTCTTCGGCTTCTTTGATGAATTCTTTTGCAATAAAAGGATTGTCTAAGTAAGTAGAATGGTGAACAAATGTATTACCACTTACGAATTGCGTCCCGTATTTCTTGTTAACCCAGCTCTGTTTGCGTTTTGGTGGGTTATACGTAAAGAAGAATTTATATTGCAAGTCTTCACCAAGCTCACCACGAAGCAATGAGTTAGTGATTGTAGTTACTTCGTCTTCAGTCCTAAATTCTGCAAGCTCTTCCACCCATGCAATTGCAAACGGAAAGCGACTATCTTTCAATGACTTGATTCGCTCAGGGTATTGTGCTCCACGGAACACCATATAATTCCCACGAGGTAAGTAAGTAATCCTCAATGGGCTTTTATTAAATCTAAAAAGGTGTGATACTTTTTGTTCCTCGATAGCCCATTTCATCTGCTCATAGATAGACTGCTCAAGTGTGTTATCAATCTTACGAATCCCAACTGCGTTAACTGGATATCTCATAAGTAGCTGTGTAATAATATGAGCTACGTTTGACGACTTGCCTGAACCACGACCACCTGAACATACAACGTTAAGAATCTCTTTTGATTTTGAGGCTTTCCATACGTCGTGAAACTTAACTGGCAGTAGTTCACTTAGTCTAATCGATGTCATCCTTAAATACCACGCTTTCAATATTTACATCAGTCTCAATCTTATCAGTAAACATTTTAAAGTTCTTACCGAGCATTTCAAGCGCTCGAAGTTGCGCATCTTGAGACGGTGTATAAGAGTATGTTTTATCTTCTTTGACTACGTTCTCTAGATTATCAAACTCTGTCTTAATACCTTCTTGAGGTCTTGCAAAAGCAATCTCAACCAGTCGTTTGACTACGTCTTGAGCTGTGATTTCTTGCTCGTTAATCATTTGGTTGAATTTCAGCTCTAAGTATTCTTTCACTCGCGGCTTGCGTTTAATTCTTGCACCAGCTTGATACATAGCACCACGGCTTTTAGACGTCCCAATTGATTCATATGCTCTTGTGACGTTATATCCGTTTGCCAAATATTCGTTAGCAAATTTAATCTCTTGCTTTGTCATTTCTTCTTCTAGCCGTTTAATTCGCTCTTCATATTTCTGCATTCTTTCATCCCCCTGTGTATCAAAAAAAGCGGTGCTGACACCGCCCATTGATATTTCGCTTTACGTATGCTTATCGGCATCGCTATTTACATACATAGTAACATTTAATACTGTTTTTGTAAACAAAAAAGAAAGAGCTAACGCCCTTTGTTTGTTAAATATAATAAACTGTTTTCATTTTATCTGAATCAAATTCGAATAGCTGAATTAATTTACGGCTAGCAATCCAACCGTTTTGACGTTCGTAGGTATCAGCTTTCTTAGGTGTTCCTAGCTGGTGGACAATCACACCGTTAAGTGACTGGCTTTCTAATTGGTGATAGTGACCAGTGAAACAGTGCACTTCGGATGCTTTGCCCCACAATTCTCTGTATTCATATGAGATGACTTGTGACAGGTTGTTCTTCTTAATTTTGTGACCGTGAGCTAGAGCAATCAGAACGTTATCAAGCATGAAAGCCGTTGATAGTTCGTTATGTTGCACAATTTTAGCATCTGGATATTTAACAATTAAATACTCGTTAAAGAAATACTCGAATGATGAGTGATTTCCTGCCACATATTGATACTCAACTTCGTTAGAATTTTCAAGCGCAGATTTGAATACAATGTCCATAAACGCTTTAGCGTCATTGACAGCGCTAACCATGTCGATTGTTTCAAGCACTGTCCCAGAGATAGTGCGACTACTGAACATATCGTCTGAGTGAAAGAAGTCACCAGCGTTCATGATGACTACTTTGTTGTAGCCTTTTTGGAGTGTTTGTGTGATTTCTACTAACTTTTCTTGCAAATCTTGCATCTTAGTCTCGCCAAAGTGCATATCTGACAAAGCAACAATTACATTATTTTTACCAAAATTGACTTGCTTAACGTTGATTGGTTGCACTTCTTCTTTAAGTGCTTCAATAAATTCTGTTTGTGTCTTTTCATCATCGGCAATAGGAACCACACTAATTTTTGATTGATAATTGTAAAATTGTCCATCCTCTTGCGGTGTCGTCCACTCGTTTGACGTTACATGTTTAATTTTAAATTCTTTGGGGTCAAATCCATGTAATTCCAATAGTTCCGCTTCAGTAAACAATTCCTTTGCGTTGCGTTGAAGAATTATCTCGCTTGTAACTGAGCTTGAGCAATCTCTATGCTCTGGATTTGAATGACGTCCAATTTCACGTTTATAATCTTTATACCATTCTTGACGATAAGCATATGAACGAATTCCTGCGCGTGTGTATCCAGTAGCTTCAGCAATTTCCTCCCAAGATTTGTCTTGGTCTAGCATTAGCTTTATAATTTCATCTTTTTCAACTTTTCCCATTATTTTTCCTTTTTGTCCATATCTAACCCAAGTTTAGCTATCTTTGCATCACGCTCTGCTTTTCGGCGCTTTTGTCTAAGTCGCTTTGTTTCCTCAGTGTCGAATTTCTTGATAGCGTATAAATACACATCCATTTCCCAACCATAATTGATATAGTCCTCTTTAGCGACTAGAGTTGATAACGCAATATCTGCTGGGATGTAATCAACCAACTCAATTAATAATTCAAACGGTGGGATTATTTCCTTAGCTCTAGCAACTTGATAGCGCTTATAGTCTGATTTGCTCAAAATTAGATGAGGTTTTACATCTTTCATCGCTTTATAGAAATCTCTTGTTACTTTATCCATTTTACTCACCTTTTGTATTGTCGCCACTTTGTTTTGTGTTATTTGCAATCTGCGCTAGCAATTGAATAATCATATCATTTTGTTCTCTAATAACAATATTTTGGCTTACAATCGTGAGCAAATTTTGTCTTTCTGAACTTCCAAAAAAGCCACTTGTTTCACTCAATCCAACCCCACGTTTTGAGCTTCTCAATCGTTTAAATAGTTTTAAGGTGTTATCATCTAGCAAACCAGTTAACCCAGCTTGTTCGATAGCTGTTTCTAGCGCAATTTCTTTTAGTTTTTTCTTGTCTTCTTTAGTTTCTTTCTTTTTACCAAACATAATTATTCTCCCTTACGTCCTCTGTGCTCTTTGTAGTATTGTTTGTGATATGCTTTTCTATCTCTTGCTTTTGCTAGCTCGCCTTGATAGTACCTGAGAAGCTCTGTAAGCTCTTCTTTGTCTTCTGTGGTAAATCCTCCGTACCCTTGCTTAATGAAGCTTAGAAACGTTTCTAGGACGTCTAACGTAGCTTTTAGCTTTACCACTTGTCCAACTGGTTCACCAGCGTAGTTCTTAAAAGTATTTTCCTCAACCAATTGCTTAAATAAATTTTTGTTTCCAATGACGCTAATCAATATAGTTTGATACTGCTTCTTATCCAGTAGATTCATCCATTTCTCCTTTGTTTTGATTTATGCATCTATTATAACTTATTTATTCTAATTTGTCAACGTTTTCATTGAAAAAGTTTGAAATATTTATTTGCTTTCTTAATCGCTTTGTTCACGAAGTATTCCATGCGTTCTTTCTCTGAGATTCCAGCTTCATCAGCTTTCTTGTTGTAATGCCAAAGTTGAGTTGCTTTTCCCAATTGTTCGTCAATCTCCATAACAAAGGTTAACTTAATTTGTTCTTTACGTTTTTTAAACTCTTCTCCAGTCAATCTACGTATTTTACTTTCAGTCAAGATACGATTCTTTAGATACTGTTTAGTGCGTGTAATTTTACGTTGCATACTAACCATGTTACCGTCAGTTGCAATCCATGTGTAATTTGTAATCACTCCAGCTAGTTCTTTCCATGTTTCTGCTTGCCAGCAGCGTTCCAAGTATTCAGTATCTTTCAAAATAATCATTTCTTTACTCATCTTAATTTCCCTTTTGTATATTTGAATATTTCCATTTTTATGACCACGTAACCAATGTTTTTTCCTGTTTATAAATAAAATAAAAACAATATATAAATATTATATATAATAATTAAAATATATTATATATATTATATTTAGTGGTTATATATATTATATATATAGCTAAACCCTTGATATTACTGAGTTTTTGGGTGACCACGTAAGATGGTCATGTTTTTTAGTAAAACCCCTGTAACCATTGATAAAACTGGCTTAGATGCGTGACCACTTAAGCTGGTCAATTTTGGATTTTGCTGGTCATTTAATAGTTTTTTAGAAAAAAAGTTAAATTATGACCACGTGTTTGGTGGTCACTTTTCGCAATGACCACGTACTTGGTGGTAGTTTTTTTATTCATTTTAATGCATAAATGAATATTTATTCATATGTTACTTTTCAACTCGTTTGTATCCACGAATATAAGAATTGCCAATTTTTTTGCGTGTATTCTTAAAATCTGGATTGTTATCCATCCAAATTTTAATACGTGCAATCATACGCTTATCAGTGGTATCTTTATTAAACACATTGTAAGCAATTTGTTTCAACGTGACAAAATCTTGCTTCGTTGTCAATTCATAAGTACCATCTTCTACCAACTGGTACCTAAACCCATAAAGCTGGCTTTGTGCCAATTGTCTTTGTTGTGTGATATTCAGTTCGCTGAAGTTTTCTGGCAATAGCAAATCCAAATAACGATTAATTTCTTCAACCATTGGGTCGATGTATTTAAAGTTTTCTTGATATTCAACACGTTTTGTGTCAAGTTTGTCAAAGCTATCTAAGTCGTAACCATTCTTATAAAGTGAAACAGCTTCGCCCCAAATTTGGATGATATCTTCTTCTGTCATCTGCATCGGATGTTTCTTTTGTTCTTCTGGATTCACTAAAATCGGCATAAATCGGCGGTCACCAGTATTATCTTTAAGATATTCAATGTTATTTGTTGTACGTGCAATAACGAAATTCTTTGCGTACGAAGCGCCACGGCGGTCATAAGACTTACGGAACTCAAGAACCGTTTTAGAGATGAAAGACTTGGTTTCTTCGAAGTTCATTCGCTTTGAAGCCGTCATTTCATCATCGTTAACGATTAAAGCTTTCAACATAACATTATAAGAGTCCTTATCTGTAAAGCTGACGGCATTGGATGTGTACCAATCACGAGCGATCTTGCTAAGAAAAGAAGTCTTACCAACCCCTTGACCACCGACAAGGTCTAGGACCGTATCCACCTTTGTAAGTGGTTCGTAAACCTTAGCTACGGCACTTACAAAGAATACCTTTGCAATGGTTTCGGTGGTTTCGTTAATTTCTGCACCCAACCAGTAATTAAATACTGTTTTAAGTCGCTCTTTACCGTCCCAAGATTCAAGAGCTTGCTCCATGTACTCTTTTACTGGATTGTATTTCTTGGTATCCCAAAAGATATTAAGTGCCCCAGTGATGGCAGTTGGTTTAAATACGACATCAAGCTCTGTCTCAAAGTATTCTGATAAGATATCCTCAAAGCTTGGTTTAATTGAACCTTTTGGAATCAACGTTCCATTCAAGTAAAAGTCATTAATAACCTCTGGCTCTTGCGTGAACTCGTTGAATGCTAAATTATCAGCGAATACATTTGCGTTTAAAAGCAATGTTTTAACGTTGTAAATTGAATTACTAACTGGGATACCGTTCTTATCCAATTTTAACGCTGTCTCATTTACTGTTTTTTCCATTTTTATTACGTCACCCATTTATTTCTCCTTACTTATTTATATATATAGTATATCAAATTTTTGAATATTGTAAACACTTTTTTAAAAAAAGTTTAACTAGTTAGCATATCTTTTATCAGTATTGTACATCGATTCAATTGTATTACGCAATTCCTTTTGACTTAGTGGTTTCGGACTCTTGTTGTTCATAATATTAACTAATACAACCACGATTTCTTTTTCGATACCCATTGAAATAAGCTTACCGGTGTAGCTGGCTACTGTATTGTTCCTAGCACCCTCGCTACCAAGCCCTTTTAGGCACTCATTTACTGCTTGGGTTACCTTAGATACTTTTGGCTTATCTCCTTTAAAACGGCTTAGAGCGCCCTTATATTGAGTTTTCTCGTCTTCTATGCCAGCTGTCTCTTTGATAGCTTTGACTAATTCATCTGTAGCCATCGCAAACTCGAGATTATCCAAAGACTTATCCATATCCCACTTGTAGAATGAGTTATCAATAACGCTTGGAGGCACTACGACATAATTATTGACGTGTGCTTTAATGTCTACACCATCTAAAAAAGAAATTTTTTGTGGCATTGTAAAACCTACAGGTTTCTTAAAATATAAATGTTTACCACCACTAGCGCTGATAATTTGACTTGTACGAGGTATTTTACTAACGTGTTCCCACTCTTTTAAAGACTGATAACCGTTCTTATCTCCATGTACATCAATATCTAAAACCCAAAAATCTCTTGTCTTAAGCGCTATATTTGCATCTGGTGTCTTAGTCCAGACTTCTATAATTTCTTCTTCAGTCATTGGTGGTCTATCCGCAAATTTCTGCATCGGGCGTTTGGTATTCGGTACCAACGGAACAATATCAAATCCCCTGCGTGCGTAACCTAATGCAAATCGTAACATATCCTCCATTGTTTTTTCTCCTTCATTTCTTTGTAATCTAATTATACACTATATTGTGTATAATTGTCAATAGTAAAACACAAAAAAAGAGAAGTTTTTTAACTCCTCTAATTTAAAAAAAATAAAAATAACGTATTTAATTAGTTATTTGCTACCGACATTTGTGACGGTAGCAGTTTTAGAACGGCATATCGTCATCTGAAATATCAACTAATGGATTCCCAAATGGACTTGTTTCTACTTCTGTTAAGAATTCTGTGATTGCAATTTGTGGGTATACTCCCTTTTCATCGGCTTTCTTGTGAGAATAGCGACCTTTAACTTCAACGAGGTTACCAATTGAGGCTTCCAGCTTTGCAATGTTATCACCAAAAGCAACAACATTGATGTATCCATTGACCCATTTACCTTGCTCGTCTTTCCCGTTTGGAAAAGACATACTTGCAGACATAAACTTATCGGTCTTCTTGTTGTATTTTTCGTTGAAGTTCATGTAACCTTTGTTAATAATTTCCATTGTTTTTTCTCCTTTTATTTTAGAACTTTATTATACCTTATTTTAATCAAATTTACCAGCTATACACCAGCTTTTGCCATCATTTGTTTTACTAGCGCATTTGCTTTTGCATAGCTTGATTGGCTAATTGACTCAAAGTTATTTAACCCAATTTGTTTAGCTACCCAAGCTTCCAAGTCGTTGACGTCTTTGTTAGTCGCTGTAGCTACTTTAACCAAGTCCAAACGCAAAGCTGTTACATCGTCTTTGGAAAACTTCCTATTTGAACCTTGTGATTCACCGCCAGTAATCTTTTGGTGCTCATCGCTATCGGCGTCAACCGAATCATCTATTAAGAACAATCCATTTAAAGCATACTTGCGAGCATATGAGCTAGCTGACCCAGTGATTTGAGACGGATCCATACCTTTCTTTGTTTCAGCTTCCCTTGCGTATGCTGTCACGCTAACAGAGTCTCCTGACTCAGTATCTACAAAAGTTGCTGTAGCTTCGATATAAGACCATAAATTTTCCTTAACAACTGGTTTATCTGAGATAAATACAGTCGCTCCGTGTTCTGATAATACTGGCTTTAATGCTTCTAGAATGTCTTCGCAAGAGCGATAGTTATAATTCCCAAAAGTATTCCGCTGGTTCTTAGGCGCTTTGAGTTCTTTTTGAACTTCGATAAGTTTCTTGTAAACAGTCATGATTTTTCTCCTTATGTTTTATATATTAATTATACTGCTTTACTTTTTATTTGTCAACAATTTTTTGAAAAAAGTTTAAATTTATTTAAAATAAAACTCAATAATATTGACATCGTGTTTCTGACGACTTCCTGTTATTCGCCACAATAATTGGCGATAGTCGTCATACTCCCCGCTTTCTTCGGCTACTGGGTCAAGGACGACAAGCGTTTTGAATTTGTCTTGAAGTCCGTCTACCCCAACCCCTAGCGTTTGGGACGTAGCAACGACAATAGGTGCATCAAGTAGGTCTTTAGTAGAACCAGTCCAAATTCCAATGCTTGGATTTCTCTCTTTAATAATATTAGCGATTTGAACACTTTTAGTCACGATAAGCATTTCGTGCGGTGCTTTTGCGATAAGCCTATCTACTTCTTTCAAAAGTGGTGTATCTTCGTTTACTGCTTTCAATTTTGGAAAATCAATATCAAATCCAGTTTGGTTTAGTATTCTTTCAAAAGCTGTTTTGCCGAATGAAAGCTTACTCATTGCAGTTTTTCCATTCTTAGTTACAACATTGTAAGTATTCAGCATTTTAATGGCTTCAGGATTAGCTACTGGCAATGTTTTTTTGAAAAACTTAGTCTTAAAGCCGTTGTTTTCTTCAGCGTTCTCAATTCTCTCAACCTCTTCATACCGCATAAAGTTTGGCAAATTATTCACATAAGATTCATAATCTCTGAAATCAGCCCATTTTGTCTTTGAATAAGAAAAAGCGTCATATACCATCGTGCCGTGAGATAGCTGCCAATCAAACTTCCTATTTGGATTTGCTTTTTTCCACAGTGTTTTTTCAAGTGGATAAAAATTCTGCCCTTTCTTTCTGATTGGTGTAGCTGATAATCCAATTGTATAATTGCGTTTGACTTTCTTGTAAGCGCTAACACAATTCTTAGAGCTGATATTTTGCCATTCGTCAAGAATTAAGACGTCACAATACATCTTTGCTCCGCCTTTAACGATGTTTGAAAGCTTCTTATCTGTGATTGTCACTAATTCAAATGACTTATTATAGCCAAATTCATCGTAAGATTTCCGCCATCCTTCAAGAATAGAAACCCTATTATTAATCACAATGACTTTCTTAGCTTTTCTTTGTTTGGCAATCTCTAGAGCGCACAAAGTTTTCCCGCGACCCCCGGCACTTTCGAGGAAAATTCCTCCGCTGGTGTCATTGATTGAACGTTTAATCGCCTCTTTTTGCCATCTGCGAGCTTCAAATTCTTTCACTCAATAATTCTCCAATTCCATTTACGAAATCTTCAATGTCGTTTCGCATTGCATAGAACAAAGCTAGCCTTGCGCTAGCTCGTACATCATTGTGGTGGCTTTTTCCGAACTTCCAAAGCCTAAGAGCCTTTAATAGTTCGTTTGGCACATCAGTTTGGTATCCGCCGTTCCTGCATGGTTCGGATTCTGGTATTAATCTTTGTATTTCTGCTATTGTTTCGAGAACAGTGTTGTCTTTTGCTTTTGAGTTGTCTCTTGCTTCGAAGTGTTCAAATATAACTTTGTCACATTCAATCTTGTCAAACTCTTCTTTGTACCAACTTCTAACCCCTTTAACGCCGTAAGGCAAGCACCAGTAGTTTAGTAACTTCCCATTGTCAATAAGCACAATACCAGTGTTTGAGGCTGCTGCTTTATTTGAGGCGGGATCTATAGATAGGATTTTCAATACAAAATCTCCTTTAAATGTATTTCCAGATATAACCATAAGCTTGTTTGTGTTCTCCACGCGCTACCGCACTAACAGCCCCTTGGCTAAAACCTGTCATTGAAGTTCTCTTCAACTAAATTTGTTAATGTTTCATCAAAATCACTAAACGTTCTTAATTGTTTTTGTTTCTCTGCAAAAAGCTCTTCAGTTGGGATATTATCAAAAATTGGTTGCCAGCGCTCAATAATTTCTTGCATAGCTTCTTTTACCTCTTTCTCAATTTCTTTTGTAAATTTACCGCTCTTAATTTGAATGGTTTCGTTACTTACACCACCATATCTTTCATAAATATCGGGTGCTAAAATCAACTCTTTTCGTTTATTAGCATAAATTCTCATTTTAAATCTCCTTTGTATTATGCTTCAGCAAAATAATAATGTAATTTAAGATATGACTCACTATAATTGTGAATGTCGCTATCCATGAATTCTCTTAGTTCTTTAACACTTGGAAACTTTGATATAAATGTATCAATAACTTCACCTGTATTTACATTATACACGTCTATTTTGTATTCTTTCATTTTTGTTTTCTCCTTTATTTCTTTATATACTTATTATACACATTCTTTTGTGTTTTGTCAACACTTTTTTAAACTTTTTTATATATTTTTGTTTTTATAAAGGCAATAAAAAAGAGCTAACATTTGTTAACTCTCAATCGTAGGTCTATCACCTCCATGCGATTACTTACACAAAAAGTTCAGACAACATCGTATTTTTAAATTCTTTCACTTCGTTTAGCTCTTGCTCAGATAACAAGATGGCACGCTCGATTATTTCCATATTTTTGACTTGTTCTTTTTGTATATTGATATCATCCTCGATATATAATTCCATATGTTTGAATTCATCAACTTTCATGTTCAAACCTGTTTGGAATTTATAGAAAAATTCGTCTGCACTGTTCTTGACTGCATAATAAAAATATTTTGAATCGAATTTATCGCAAGGTTTTAGGACTACATAATGACTCTCTATTGTTTTAGCTTCATTAACATATTTTACTTGACCTTTCGTTGCACTAATTTGAACGATAGTGACTCCTGGGGAATACTCTTTATTTGTGGCTCGTTCGATACTTGCGACGTCTAATAATTTTACTTTTTTATATACCATAAAATAAAATAAGCTGGATTTTATCAGCATTCCTTTCTTATTGGTTTAGTTGCATGAACAATTGTCGCAAACATTTCTTTCTTTCTATTCATTTTTTCGAGGTTGCTTTTATTTGTCGGTACCAATTCATAAAACATATCAAGTAGTTTTTCTTCAGTTTCTGAAATATCTTCCTTTACCTGCAACCATTCACTTAATACTTGTTCCAAATCTACTGGCTCTTCGGGTTCATATGTATCAACGTATCTTGGAATGTTCAAATTAAAATCATTTTCTTTTATCTCGCTCAATGAACACAGATAAGCGAATCTATCTACGGATTTGCGGAGATTATATACATCTATGATTCGTTCAATATTCGCTTGTTCTAAAATATTTTGCTTTCCGCCTTTTTTAAATTCTTTGCTAGCGTCAATAAATAAGACATCATTTGCGTTGCGTTCTTTTTTTAAGTTTAAAATGGCAGTTGGGATAGCTGTGTTGAGGAACAATTTTCCTGGCAATCCTATCACCGAAGCAATAACTCCATCTTCCAAAAGTTGCTTCCTGATTTTACCTTCTTTTCCACCTCTAAATAATACCCCGTGTGGCAAAATTTCAAACAGATTTCCATTCGGTTTTAAAAGTGACAACGCATGTAAGACAAAAGCAAAGTCAGCTTTCGATGCTGGCGCTAAGCCATATTTTTCAAATCGGTCATCGTTTGTAGGTTGCCACTTCAGTGAATATGGTGGATTTGATATAACAGTATCAAAATGAATTTCAATATTTTGGCTATCAGCTATTTGGATTTCGCTAAAACTTTTGGAGCGCTTCAGCTTGTATACTTTAAAAACTTCTTGCGTAAGGCTATCACCGTGGACTACTTCGCCGTCAACATTCATTAATGCTAAATTTAAAAGCAGGAACGGAATTGGCTGCGCTGAGAATTCTTCACATCTGACAAATTCAACCTCTGGGTGCTCCTTTAAGAATGCAACAGTAAGAGAACCTGTTCCAGCGCACACGTCTGCGAGATTTTTAGTTTCACCGGAAAGATTTGCTAGCAAATTTGAAAGCCCATCTGGAGTATAATCTTGTTTTAATTCTTTTCGATTTGATTGCTCTTCTTGAAATATGTCTCGAAAGACGTCAATAACTTCATCGCCTTTTTTATCATTTATTAACCGTAAGATGTTTTCTCTTGAATCTGCATCTAATAAAGAGTCTAGTAATTTTTTAGGAATTTCAGAAGTCTCTCGACATTTTAAAATTTCTTTTAATAATTCTTTCATTCTTCCACCTCTTTCGCAAACTGCCAAGCCCACTCAAAATCTTGCTTGATTTCTGATTCGGTGAGTCTTAGATTTCTGTTTTTGCTAGGATTAAAATTCCCTTTGCAAAGATATACTTTACCAGTAGTGTCATCCTTGCATAAGTATATCTTATTGTTCCCTTTTGAATTAGGATTAGGAATTTCAACCGTGTACAGCTTTTCTTCCTCTACTATTACTGCATCACGCCCATGTACAACTAACATGGAAAGTGCAAGCGCATTTAATTCTGCCTGTCTTTTGTTTTCCGAATTCAACCATAGTTGTACTGTTTTCGGTTGGTTGTTCCAATCAAACCATTCGTCAAAATCGAAAAGGTACTCCCTTGAATTATCAACCCAATCCGCAACAAATTTAGGCACCACTGGTTTTTCTGGCTCGTCAAGTTGTTTGGCAACGTTTAAAGTATAAATAAGAGCATTAATAAATCCTTTCTCATAACTACCTTTGTCACAACTTTCAAAAAGTTGCTTCAATCCTTCTAATTTTTCAATTAATTCTTGTTTATTCATTCTTCCACCTCTTTCGCAAATTGCTTTTTTCGGCTCGTTGATTTTTGAGATAATGTCTAATACCTTGTTCTTATCAACCATGTCAAATTGTCGATGCAATACTGTATCGTTTATTTTAAGTGTACTAATATTATTAATTTTCTCAATCGCTTCTTCTTTATTCATTATTCAACCTCTTTAATTTCAATACCATCACAATCGAATACCCATCCAAAACCAGCTTCTTCAAGCTCTTTGCGGGTGTGCTCCCTTTTTTGCGTGTATAGTTTGTTGTAAAAACGCAAGCCATTTGTTTCAGTATTCACTAAGTAGTCATGGAATTCGTTTCCTTTGAGAATAACCATATATTTCTTCTCTTTCTCAATCTCATAGCCAAACAACCACGCTTTAGCCATTAAATTTTGGTTATCACTAAAAGCTAACCACTCCTTTAGCTCTTCATCAAGGTTATCAGTAAACAGATGACTTAAAAATGGCATACATCTTTTATGCGTTTCAATCCAATCTGCCACAAACTGAGGCACTACTGGCTTATCTGGCCAATCTAAATCTGAAATCATTGCAAGATGTTCCTTAATCGCCTGTTCATAGCCTCTGTCGTATTCGTATTTGAATCCTTTGATTTCAGACATCATTGTTAAATCTTTCTCTAATTTTTCGATAAATTCTTGTTTATTCATATCTTCCTCCAAGTGGTAGTCAACTAACGGTTGATAACCTCGTCAGCAATGTTGCCTTTCGGCTCTTTTCCAGCCAATTGAGTTGTTACTGTTTTCTTTTCAACAATTTCAAATGTAATATCGTTCCACCAATCTTGCAAATCTGCTTTTGATTGTTTATTCATTATTAGACTCCTCATCAATTAATTTCTCCAGATAATATTTAGCTTTTTTTAAATCTTCCACACCGTTTTTTCTTTGAAATCGTAGGATATATTTAACAATATTGCACCAATAGTTAGCAGACATTCCTTTCAATTCATGAATGAATGCTTCTTGTACGTCAAACACCTCGAAACCTTTATCAGTTACATAGTGGTTCGGACTAACTATGTTGTCTTTAAAATTATTTGTCATAGTCATTTTCTCCCCAACACCCTAATTCATTAATCTTTCTAATATAATATTGAGTTAATAGACGTTTTGTTTTAGGGTCTGAAATTTTATCTTCGTAGTCGTCTATCTCCTCATCTTCTGGAAACATTTTAATTAATCCAGAATCGATGCGGTCATAGAGTGTATACCAGCTAATATGAAAGTGTGCCAGCGCTTGCTGTTTGGTACCATAGAATTCTTCGCCTGTTTCGATGTTGGTGAATGTACGTAAGCCTTGCGCACCAATTAACGTTTTCGTTACGCTCCCTCTATTCGTACGATTAAGCAAAGCCGATTTAGTCAACCCCCAAGCATCACAACAGTCGCTGATTGAACCTTCAAACACTTCTCCAGTTTTATTGTCTTCGAATCTATAGATGTTGCGCTTTCTTTGTGCTTTCTTTTGCCATCTTAGATTCTCAACGCAAATGTTATCTGGATTACCATCAACAAATACTACTTTTTCGTTTTTCTCTGGTTCTCCTAAAAACGCATCTACAACAAGTTTCTTTAGTGAAAATGTCTTGCGTTTACCATCTCGGAAAAATGTAACTTTCTTAACGTTTTGTATTTTTTTCACGCTCATGATTTTACTTTTTCGAAGTTGACCACGTGCGTCTCTTCGTTCAACGCTTCGCACACGTCCCTTATTTGATACTTCATAAAACCCCTCAAAACCTTTAATAGGTTTCCAAACTTCATTTGTCATGATTATCACCTCCGTTTACTAATTCCTCAATACTCATATTATAATATTCTGCTAGTTCCATCGCTGTTGAAATATCTGGTACAGATAATCCAAGCTCCCAATTTTGAATCGTTCTATAATGTCTTCCGAAATTCTCAGCAAATTCTTTTTGTGTCTCTCCGTTGATTTTACGCAAACGTCTTAAGCGTCTACCAAGCGTTTTTGGTTGCATTTAATTTGCTCCTTTCTCATTTTGTGGTATAATATTCTTGTAAACATTAAAACCAATGTTTACAGGTTTACAGGGCTTTTGGTTAAATTTTCTCCTTATGTTTTTCCTCCGCAATTCCAAGCGGGGGATTTTTTATTGCTCTAAATATTTATCTTTGTTGCATTTGATATGCAAATAATCGGTATATTCGTCATCGTCATACCAAAACCAATTTGAGTCGTGGTCAATCATGTCGCACTCTTCGCAATATGAATAGTCGTCATAATAATAATTATTCAAATATTCTAATAGTGTTTCACTTAAGCCTGGTTTTTGTAACCAGTCTTTTCTTATTTGTTCCAGTCTTTCTTTTGCTTCCATATTTTCTCCTTGTTTATTCCAGCTCAATCTTAATACGCTCTATTTTGCTTTCTAAGATGTTTGTTGTATTCAACACATAAATACCAGCTTTAGCAATAAAAACGCAGTAGAGAGGCTCTCAGAGCCTTATAATACCATTCTAGCGATTAGTTATCTAGTAACCAACCGAACAATCCTAATGAGATCAAAAATATAATCATAGTCCACATTTGTTTTTTCTCCTTCATTTCTTTATGTACTTATTATACATTATATTGTGTACTATGTCAATAGGAAAACTAAAACTTTTTTGATATTTTTTGAACTTTGTAAAATTACCACGTTACCAGTTGTTTTTTCACTCTATAAAAAAATAAAAATAATATATATGTCATTTTGTACCTCATTCCAATCCTCCTTTTGTCCGTCTTACTATTTTATGTTACAATAGAAAAAAATAATTTGTGGTGGAGAATTAATAATG